GGTGATGCCACCAGCAAAGGCTAGCCTATATGCGGCATTGGTATCCAATGGGTTTTTTAAGTTAAATTTTCTACTGGTAGCCGTATCTCCCAGCCATAGCCAAATAGCAATATAAGAGTTCCAAATCCCTTTTATTTTTAAGGTTTTTACATAAGTATCAACCGCATTCCATATCTCCAATCCTGTAACCTGCTGTGGGGTGCTAATGGAATAGCTGTCTGTTTTAATGATGCTGGCTGCTATTAAGTAGGCTTCTGCATGCACATCATACACCAATGGTGGTGGTGGTGGCATAAATGGTGCAATGTGCCTGTTCCATTGGCCATTAATTCCACCAGATTCCGTTATATATTTTTGAATTTCAATGTTATTGGCAGTAATCTGTGGCACTATGCTGTGCGCTTTTAGTGGCGTTAAATAAACTGGCAATAATGTTATATCAGTTATTGATGGATTGAGCCTTATTAACTCATATATACCTTCATAGCAGCCATAGTGCATTAGGGCTAAATCAATTAGGCTTTGGCCAAATTCTACATTAATCTCCTTAATATTTGCCATCTAAATTTAATTTAAAATTTCTATCCACTTCTAATCTCTCAATAGTAAAGCCATCACGATCCAGCTCTTCATTAATAGTATGCAGCACCTCTGTGCTATCCACACTATCTAAAATAAAATTAACCAAGCCCACACCAAGCTGTGGTGTTCTAATATAGCTACCCTTGCTGGCCGCTATTACATTATACACGTGCTGCTCGCTCATATCTGCATACACAAAATCACCATTAACTATTACTGGTGTTCCATTGGCCGCAATGGCTATATCTATCTCCTTAGCCATGCTTAATATTCTCGTTTTTTATTTGACTGAAATTAACCATTTGTTTTGCAACCAGTGTGCCTATCAAATTGGTTTTAAAAAGTGCTCCGCCATCTGCACCTCCAACTACAGCGCTGTTGATTGCAGCAATTATTAATTCCACATTGGCATTTAGTTTTACTAATTCCTCTTGTAGGGTTTCCGCCTTAACCATACTATAATCCTTTCCATTAATATACACCTTATCTATGGTATTTATGTACACTTCCTGAGGCTCATCCACGCTCACCAATACTTGTGCATGCTTGTTATTGGCACCCACCATTACCATGCTGCCAACTTTAGGAATTATAATGATACCAGATTCAATATCAAGGTCTAAACTGCTTCTAATTAATACACCAAAGTCTTCAATTTCTGAATCTAAGGCCTGCACATCACAGGTTAGCTCTTGCAGGTTAACCGCAGTTACTTTTCCTAAGTATAAATTATCAAACATCATGTTTTTTATTCTTTGGTCTAAAGCCTTTCTTAAATCTTCTGATGTGCTCATATTTGTGGGCCTATTTTGTTTTTTCTGGAATAACCATCTTCTTTATTGTAGGTTGTAATCACTTCTTCTACCACATACTTGCCAGATCTAGCTGGATATTTTTCATCTAATATATTGGCTCCCATTCCGGGTATGCAATATGGTAACCCCTTGGCTTGTATGCTACCATAATAGCCATCATATTTTAAGCTTTTTAGCTGTTCATTGGCCATGGCTTCTAGCTCTGGCTTGGTTAGGTTATAAAAGTGCAATGTGCGTTCTTCGCCATCTAAATCCCCTACTGGGACTTCTATTTTACTCCCGTTTTTTTGTACAGAAATCAGTCTTAATTTAATTTTTACCGCATTAGCACTTTTAAATTCTAAATCATCTGGCTTGCAATTTTTTCGCAAATGGTAGTTAACCTCCCCTTGATTATCTGTATAAGGAATGCCAGCCCAAAGCTCATTAGCCCTGTAATAGATATGCAGATTGTACTCATCCTTAAGCAACTGCAGTGCAGCTGCCTGACTTGCTACTTTATTTATTTTGAATCCCGATAGTGTAATATCATACACATTGGTAATTATGCCAGGAACAATATATTGCAATATTTCCTTTAGCTTAACTGTTCTCCAGCTAAAGTCTTTAATTGCTTTTTTATTTAAAAGGTACATATTATCTTCACAATGTATCTCTACAGGTGTGCTTGGCTTAATAAATGCAACATATCCTGTAAATTCTTCCTGAAATTGTCCATCATATCCTAGCCTTATTGTAACTGAATTGCCTTCTTGTATATTCTGCTGAAAAAATCCTTCTAAATTAGGAAGTTTAATTACTGCATATTGTGTTAGGCTATCTAATGAGCGTGTAATTTCAACAGCGTTTACACGCTGTTTAAATTGCATTGAACCAATGGTTATATCGCTACTCATTCTCTTCATTAGCTAATCAAATCAAAATCAAAAGGATAATCACTTAGTGCTTCTATAATATATGCTTGCATTTCTGGCTCACCTGGCACACCAGGAAACTCCCAACGTTCTATGGCTATATAATTTATGCCATGTATCTCACATATTTTGTTTATAATTTTTTTATGGCCAGATTCCTTGCAAATAGATTGCAAACGCCTTACATCCTCTTCTGGATATTTCTCCTGGCTAAAATCAGTATTCGTTAGAATGCCTTTTATAGTTATTTTATAATCATCTATAGAATATTCCTCTTTAAAACTGCCTTTTGCACCATCAAAATCAGTCGTAACAATGTTTCTTTGGCCCACAATTGTAATCACAGCTTCATTGGGAATTTTAAACCCTCCAATGCTTATGGGTGCCAAAAATGGAGTTCCTAACAAGGATTTTTCATGGACAGCTTTATCCTCAGCCTCTGCAGTATATTCCTCACTAGCCATTAGTGATACATTCTGATTAACACCTCTGTGAGGAGCTGCAATGTAGCCAAATGTGCGGCTGTATAAGTCTGTTAAATTAAATTCCGCCATGAGATATTTGTTTTTCAGCCCCTCTAATTATTCTAATCAAGCCTTCTATTGCTTGATCCTGTACACCAGCCACACCATCTGATACTTTACTGGTGTGAACAGTTAACTGTTCCACTAATTTATTAATGTGTACAGTTACATTCCTGTGCTGTGTGCCACCACCAGAGATGGCACTTGCACCTTGGGTTACATTATTGCCAGTTGCATTTTCATCTCCTGTATTAGGTTTAGTGGGGTCTATTGCTTTTTCCGCACCTGTTTTTTTAGGTATTTTTGGCAGTCCGGGTACAGCCGCACCACCACTTGCAGCTGTGCCTTCTGTGCGCACCTTAAACCCAAACAATTTCTTTAGCCTTACATAAGCTTTATTTATCATATCTAAACCAAATACAATGGGTGCCAATAATATTTTTCTTAGAACATTAACTGCCATTAGGGCTCCTTTTATTAGGCCACCAACCAAATAGCCCATTGCCATTAACACATCTTGTACAAATTCATTTTGCTTGAACCAATTAAAGGTTTCTTGCACTACTGTTCTTATGTTATTAACCAACCAACTAATCATTGGCATCATGGTATTCCCTAGGCTTAAAAATCCTGCCTTCACCTGGTTAATCATAACAGCCCATTGCTTTATTGGAGTGGCTGTTTTTTCTGCAGTACGCCCAAGCTCGCCTGCACTATTTTTTATCTCACCCATTACAGTTTTTAGCTTTTCCGCATCGCCAAGCATAATGCTAAATGCGCTTTTAGCTTGCATATCCCTTATACCCATTTGCTCAAGTATATTAGATTTACCTTGATCTGACATACCACTCATCTTTTTATTTAAATCAGCAAATATATCTTCCATGGCCCTTAGGCTACCCTTTTTATCAAATACTTGTATTCCTTGTTCGGCCATTTTTCTTTGCACATCACCTTTTCCTAAAACAGCATAAAGGTTTTGCAAAAGCATGGCTGCATTGCCAGCGCTTTGGCCTTTGGCCGTCATAAATGCAAAAGCACCGGCTGTTTGTTCAAAGCTGGATCCTAAGTTTTGACCTGCCGCAATTAAATTAGGCATGTAAGTTGCAAAATCTGCAAACTCTCCAGCTCCAACCTTTTTGGCAGTTAAAAAAGTATCTACCACATTTTGTGCATTTTTTCCTTCTTTTGCCACCAATGTCATAGACTGAGCAACAGCTGTGGCCACCACATTCACATCAGTAAATGTAGCATCTGCAGCTTTAACAGAAGCTTGGAGCACATCCATACTCAATGCCACATCATTTGTTTGGCTTAATATCGCCTCAAATGATGCTGGCAAAGCTTGCAAGTCTTGAGCAGAATTTTTACCTATGGCAATAATCTGATCCCTTAACCCATTTAATTCTTTTTTGCTTAATTGTGCCGTGGCATTCACCTTAGCCATTCCCTGCTCAAAGGTCATTGCCATTTTTGCAGAACCAATGGTTACTGCAGCAATTGCAGCACCAGCTAAAACATAAGGATTAAGGGCTGCAGCTCCAAGGCCGCCAATAACAGGTATTTGGTTGGTTAACATCCCCACCTCCTGGCGCATTGCTTTGCCAGCTTTGCCTATGCCACTCATTTGATTTGTGTGGGTTTTGTTCAGCCGGTTTTGCAAATTATCCACTTGCATGGAAGCCTTGTCACTGGCTTTCCTTATTTTCTCGAGCCCCTGACTTGCATTGTCCCTGAGCCTTAATCTCCACTCGCTTAGTTTCATTGCTTTTCAGTTTTCTTTTTTTCTTCATCTCTCACCCAGCAGAGCTCTTGCCACATCTGTATTATTTGCTCATCCTCCATATCCTCTGGGTGAACTTTGTAATAATACCTGAGTTGTGCGCAGATCATCCATACTGTTGGAGAATTAGCATTTTTTACGGCCTCTTGCCATTGGCCTAAAGCTCCTCCACCTCAGTGTCGGCTATTTCAATTAATGTATCTAATTGTGTGTAAATTCCTAAAAGAGCTGCATCATTCTCTCTAATTCCTTCTTTTTCGTAAAGCACACAGCTATTAATAATTGCATCGTTAAATGCATAGCTATCCTTGCTTTTGCTGGCAAAAGCGTTGGCCCTAGAAATGTCCTTAATCTTAGGCTTTCTTAGAACCATCACCCTTTCTCCATCAATTTTAAAGGCATTGATTGCGCCATGTTCCTTTTTCCAGGAAGCAATTTGTTCCTGGATAAATTCTTGTGTTTTGGTTGGTTGTTTTATGTTTTTCATAGTATTTATTTTAGATATCGTACCTGATGTCTCCCACAGTTAATGGCAGATCTACCTCCATGTGGGTATCTCCACTGGCCATGCCTTTTTCAAACTCATTAATTCTGCAAAAAAGCAATTGATCTGTAACTGATGTTCCACCTTCATTGGAATAGCTGATAGTAACGTCAAAAACAAGCTTGGTAATATCTCCACCAACAATAGCCCTTTGAAGTGCTTCCACCTCTGATTGAAGCATTTTAAGACTGGCCTCATTATTGGCCTTGCCTCGGCCAATGGCTACTGGTGCAGAACCGATGGCATGTATATTGGTATGCTCCCTTGAGCGTTTATACTTTATTTCGGTTACACCCCTAACTGGCCTAGAGCCTCTTAATGCAATGGTTATGTCTTCCCATGCGTATTGATTTCCGTTAATCATTATGTTTTAAATTAAATTGTTTGTGTAAATGATAGATTAACATTAAAGTACCTTGTGGTGCCTCTCTTCACCACACCTACTCTTACATTTATTAACCCATTTGCATTGATGTTTTGATTAGGATCTACATAAGCGGTTACTCCGCTTACCTCATCCGTGGCCACCATTCTAGCCTCCAGTGCAGATACCACTGCACTTTGATAAGCCTTGGTTATTACCAATGGTAATTTCCCAGTGATTGCATCCACCAATATATCATCGTTTATCTCTTCAATGTATATTTCTCTGCATATTCTTGCCGCCTTATCAATCACTCTGCCATCTGATAGGAATGCATAATCATTGCTTAAAGTCGCACAAGTGTGATCATCATTAAAGAAGAAGCCATCCTTTTGCACATGCTGCTTAATAAATATAAATCCTCTTGCGTTTAGCGTTTGCAAATTAACTGCAGTTAAAACAGATAATGCAACCCCAGAACTAAAGCCTGGATTAGCAATATTTAAACTGCCATTTTTTACCCTGCCAATATTCCTGTTAACTGGCTGTGCAGCCAATGTACCTAAAGCATACCCAATGTTTGCATGTTTATCATACGCAGCTTTTGTGGCTGCAAAAGTCCTATCTTGGCTTATTACAACAGCCACTCCATTGGCACTCATGGTGCGCAAGTCCCTAGAAGTACTTGGAACTCCACCCCAATTGTGGCCTTCTAGCAATATTCTAAGTGGCGTGTGTTTAGGCACTGCAAATTCTTGCACCACCAGTGCCTGTGCTGCTGTTATGGCAGCAATGGTATCTCCAGGTAATTGATCAGTTATTGTACCAACTGTTGCTGGTATAATTCCTACTCCAATAAGCTTAATTTTTCCCTGGCTAAATGTCATAGCCCTTAAGATGTATAATAAACTTGCGGGTGCACAAATCTGTGCCATAGTCACCGTATTGGCCACCACTTGCACATATAACTCTGTTCCGCTTCCTGCTTGGCTAAAAAAGTCAGAAATGTGTTTAAAAACCAATAAATTGTTTGTATCATCATAAGCTTCAGTAATCCCTTTGGCCTGTGCATCGGCAATACTCCTAAAAGGGCCTTGTACTTCTTCCAGAACAAAATGAGGAGAAACAGCTACGCCTGTTAATACCAATAACGAGGTTCCATCGGCACTAGGAACTTGTCTGCCTAGGTTGCCATTGCCTAATTCTACGATTACATTGGGTAAATTGCTCATATTATTTTTTAAATTTTAAATTAATTATTAAAAGAATCAAAAGAATTGCAGTGCTCATTAAGCCTGCATTAGCAGCTACTTTAGCCCATATATTCTTTTTTTCCTTGATCACAGTTTTGTTTTGGATAATTTTGTGCTCAATAGATTGTAATTGAGCCATAAACTGGGCATCTTTACTTTCACATTTTGCTTGCAATTTTCCGTATTCATCAATCCAAAAGCTTAACTGCACTTTGCTTTCTGGATCTGTATATTTTACGATGTTTTCACTGCTTTTTAAATTCGGATTATCCGCTTTTTTTTGCAGCAATAATTCATATATGCTATCAATTTGTTGGCTATTATTTATGAAACTGCCTGTATATATAAAGGTTGTATCTATTAGCGTTATGGTTTTCACATCACTTGTGTCTGTGTGTTCCGTTGGCTTAATTATGGTGCAGGCACCAAGCAATAAAGCACTTAATATAACTAGGATTATTTTCATAACTTGAAATTAATTCCTCCTTTATTGGCACTTAATAGCTGCAAATCTCTAATTGATTTACCAAATGTTTTTTGAAAATGTGGCGCATCAAAGAACTTCCAATCTCCGCCCCATTCCCAGCCATATCTCTTAAATATCCTAACCACTTCCTGCCAATCTGCTATACCATCATTGTCAGAATCCAGCTTAGTGTTCCAGCTGGCACTCTCAAAGGTTCCATTTTTGTCTTTATCTAGCAAAAAAACAATATCCACGGCCAAACCATAGTTATGGTAGCTTTGGCCGCCCCTGGCGTTAGTAACCTTTGGCCTTTGATTAAACAGTTTATCCTGTTCTGCATTGGTGCGGAGCGTGTGAGTAAAACGGCAGATAACACCTTTATTAACTGCTTTACAAATTTCTTCATAAATCATAGACACTTCATCCTTCACCTTTGGGTGCATGAGTGCTATTCTAGCTAGGGTTATTTTGTCCATTTTTGTTTTTTGCTTTAAGTTCGGTTAAAAATCCGCCAATGGCTATTATGGCAGGAAGTACTAATAGTGGCCAATCTTTTGGGAAATAGAATTCAACAAAATCAATGGTGCTCCAAGCAGTGGCAATAGCCACGGCTAAACCTACCAGGGTAGATATTATTGAGCGCCATTTTTGAGT